ATGCCAGACATTGCCTCAATCTCGGCCGGAATCGAATCGGTAAAACTTGCACTTAACATCGCTAAAGATCTAAAGACAGCAACAGCTGCTTATACAGAAGCAGAAACAAGACTAAAATTAAGCGAGTTATATATAAACTTGAGTGATGCCCGCATAAGCCTAGCAGACGCTCAAGAAGAAATTCATGATCTAAAAAATCAGATCCGTGAACTCAATGAAAAACTAAACTCTTCGGATGAGTTGGAATATAAGAATGGACTTTACTATCGTAAAGTTGAAATTTCTGGCAAGCCAAATGGTCCATTTTGTCCAAAATGTTATGAGGGTGTACAAAAGAAAATGGCAACAGTCCACACTGTAAGTGGCCCATTTGCAACTTTTGGTAATTATAAGTGCACTTCTTGTAATAGTTTTTATCGAGCTTAATTAAGATTTATCATCTTACTTTCAATACCTAAGTGACATTTAGGCTCAATACGTCTATTCAGTGTTGAGCCTATGTATAGCTACTCTGCACCTACCTGCACAATCGTGAAATATCAGCCATTTAACGCAATCCTCAAAAATGCAACTACGCACAAATCTACACGTATATGAAAATGTTTTGCCCCATTTTTGCCCCATTCACTACTTACCATCTCAATAGGCATCCCTGCCCAATCCAATCAACCTCAACTATTGTTTTCGGTTGATCTTGATTCACTATTTGTCAGTGAAGCTGGACGGGTTGATTTTTCTTTATCAGGCATGAGTCGCATCATAAAATCTTTAAATATGAATGACACCTTCAGCTCAAGAACCCGATAGCTTATGAACGCCAAACCAATTGAAAGTAAAACATACGGTACGAACATGTAAGGAACGGCCCCTCCAACATGGAAGTAATTGGGAAAATATTTCACTATTCCATAACGAATAAACTCATGACAAAGGTATATTGAAAAAGACATATCCCCGATTATAATAATGCTTTTAGGAATAGAAATCGGTGATATCTTATTCACACCATCAAGGCCAAGCGTCATAAAACCAAATACAAGCCCCGTTATCACACCGTGTTCTGGCCCTTTCTCGGCAGAAAGCCATATAAATATAATTGTTGTAGATGCAAATATTAATGCCTGACATATGAACTTGTTTATTTTTATATGGCTATTACTGATCAACCCGACAATTACGCCTATTGTAAAGCACCAGTTTATCCCTGTTGATATCATATAAACATATGATCCAATCCCATCATACGAACCATATGAATACAAGATTGAGTTATATCTAACGGCAACTAATGTAAACGCCGTCATTAAAAATAAAGCAATCCATCTTTTTTTACCAAAAAGCATACTAATTCCGAACATTAAATAAAACCAAACTTCAAACGGCAGAGTCCATCCTTGTTTTATTATTGGTTCAGAGTTCCACATGGGGAAAAATGTAATGCTTTTTAATATCCATTTGATTGCCATCATTGTATTGGTGGTTTCCACCATGTGGAAAACCACAAAAAATAACAATGTAAGTATTACATAAACCGGCCATACTCTAGATAATCTTCGTATGATGAAATTTTTGAAATATGCAAAAGACCCATCACTTTTTGATGTGGTATAAACCATTATATACCCACATATCACAAAAAAAAGGTCTACCCCAATGTATCCATACTTAAAAGCAGCTATGCCACCGGGGTAGTGGTGCCCAACAACCAGCATTACCGCAGTTGCCCTAAGCATCTGTATATATGATATTTTATTTTGCTTCTGCATTCTCTCAAGACCAGCAAATATAGTATATGTGAATGTTATATAGGAACATTCCATAAAACAACACAATACTGACGTTTATCAACGAGTCTTTCCGGTATGAAATAACTACTCAGGTTCAGGCATACCTATAATGCAGGGAGTCACCTCATTATAATAATCCCGCCATTTTGGGTTGTCATGTTCCACTTCTCCTAAGTTTGCAAATTGTTCAGGAAAGGGGGGCATAGATGCAAACCAACTAATAATCTTTGTTTCTTTTTCATCAGAAAACTGAACGATAATTGTCATATTTCGTACCCCCCGCAAATAAATGTATACGTTGCTGTTACTGTATTTGCCATCTTGAAGTAGAGCGTTTGCACGCCGATGATATTAAGTTCCGCATAACCAGTTGATGTTGCTGTAGAACTTGAACCACTTGAAAATGATGATGAAATTGCATATATCGCCCCAACGCCCTCTGCTGTTGATGCTAAAAAAAGCTGAATTGAGGTGTTGGGACTGGTCTGTGACGCGACAATTTGCATGTTGGCTTTTTTGCCGTTGGGGGGGACCGCAGTAGCTAAAGAGATACCCGAGTAACTCAGCACTGATCCCGTCGTGCTATAAAGCTGATTACTGATAATACCAATATGCCGACCGATTTGATGCCCCACGACAAACTGACCTGATGAAGTCCCCCAAACAGAAACGAGCGCGGATGCTGTATAGCCCGCTGGCATGTTCGCACCACCATAAACCTCTGGTGCGGGTGCTGACGTTGCATTCACCGCCAGCATCGCAGTAGCGCCCGATGTTGGATTGTAGATTGCATACAAAGCGACATAACCCGTTGCTGGAGCGGTGCCTGTATCCATCCCGCCAGCACCAACGACTGACAGATTAATTGTCTTACTGAAACCAGATAGTTTGTATTGCCGTCCGCCCCATCCCACCTGAACAATCAATTCATCGGCATTGAATGTTGCCGTCGTCGATGCTGCGGGAATACTCATTTTTGCATTGCGAGCCGTTCCGACAATGCCGGTTAACTGTGGTAAATGTGCGACGTCGCCTAGCCCAAGGTTTGCGAGAGTCTGTGCGACGGCTGCTGCACCTGCTGTTGTAATTTCAGAAAGGTTATTAGCAATTTTTAAAGATGCAATATCAACTGCCCTAACAGCCTTAGGGGTCGCTGCGAGCGTTTCGCTGGTGCTGTTGGTTGCATTGCTTAATTGAACAATCCCTTTCTGGGTTAATGAGGCATCTTTAAGCTCTGGAATACCCAAAGTAATCAGATGTTGTATGGCAGTAAGTAATTGCGCGCGATTAGCTTTATTTAAAGCAAAGCCAGCTGCCTCAACAACTCCCGCCAGTTCTTCCTGCACTGCATCAAAGTAATCATCATCCAATGCCGTGGCCGGTACGCCAGTTTGTGGGTTACCACGGGTAAAGCCGTTCTTACCCGCGCCAAATTTATCAACCTGGGCGGTTGGGGTATCAATACGATGCATAAAGGGTTACTCCGGGTATAAGAAAGTCACATAGGTGTGTGAGGGGCAAAGTTTGTTAATGACGCATTCGGCGGTAGTGTCGCCCCACGTTCTCAGGCTGTCGCTGCAGACAGAGGCGCAGGTCATGTCGGTTATCTGGGTGACATTCGGCATATTGACCTGCCACCAGTAGCGCCACTCTTCTGCATAAAGCGAGTCAATGCAGGTCGAGGTGCAACGAAAAATATCACTTTCAAACTGGGTGATGGTGGCATCTGGGTAGCCCAGCGCAGCCAGTTGTGCCAGATAGAACCCTTTGTTAATTCCGCCAGTAACATTGATTTTTGCATCCAGCCGCTGCTGCCGCTGGGCCAAGGTCTGTACGCCGGGCGGTGCGCATGAGTCCGGCAGGCCCGTTATCTGCTCGTAGCGATCGATAAGCTCAGTGGTGGTACGCGGATCAACCTCTAGCATCAGGCTATCTCCGCGCTGATGGGCGCGAGAGTATGATGGTGCAAGCCCCAGCAGTAGGGGATCATCCCCCTCCCACGCTGGACCGCGCGGCAAGAGGTTTGTTAATAGTTGGCTGTAGCTGTCGGTCAGGTCCACGTCAGTTCTCCCACAATGGGCAGCTCAGTTGCGGCCAGTTGAACATCATCGGTCGGACTCACCAGAACATGCTTATACTCCCCGGTGGCGATGCTGATCGCTTCGTTAATACGAGAGTGATCCAGTACCCCACCCGGCACCCCATCACGCAGAAACATGGCGCGCAGCTCGGCGATAACTGCATAGCGAACTTCCGGTGTGTCTGGCGTAAGGCGAATATGGAACGGCACTATCTTCGCCACTGGCGGGAAGGTGTAGAGGCTGGCCCCCGCCACCGGAGCCAACGGTAAGATGTGGTCACGCGCGGCAGTGACTACCGCATTATCCGGCACTGGATTTTCAAGGTTGCTGTTAGCCACCATCACCCCAACCGTACCGGTTCCCATCCAGTGGCGGTAAGTCCATGCGCGGGTAACGCCGGGTACCTCTTTGGCCCAGATAATATAGTCGCCGTCAGCGCCGCCCTGTGGGGAGTAATACCAGCGCTCAATGATCCGCTCCCGCCACTCCTCCACTGGCTCCACATCCGTGCCGCCCTCAATGCCATCAGCAGCGGCGGACGAGGGCAGGCCATTAATAGGCTGAGTCAGTACCATGCTGATACCATCGTCAGTATTTCCCAGTGTGCCAACGACTGAGCAGATCACTGGCACCCGCAGAACACCCGCAATAGAGGTCGCCGCTGCGGTGGTGGTGTACTCCTGCAAATCATCACGCTGAATCACTCTGCCGGCAGGCACTTCAATGCCGTTGGTGACCCCTTCCCAGCGTACAAAGCCCGTGGCGGTTGAGGGTTCTTTGCGCTGGCAGCGCTTCATATTGCCGTGGCGCGCTAACCAATCCTCGTCGCACTGATCCGGTAATAGGTTACGGGCCAGATAATCTATGTAGCCGTAAACCGTGTGCACCGCCGCCGCATGTACCCGGCTGTAAACCTCGGTGTCGGTACGGCGAAGAACGGCATCAGTTTGGAAACGGGAATTCAAGTCACTGCGGATTTGGGAAATAAGCTGGGGAAGTGTTGAGCGGTTAAATCCGCTATCAGCCATTGAGTGCACTCCATAAGTCATCGAAAGTTATTAGCTGAGAATTGCCATCATTGCGGTACAGGGTTATTTCAGCGGTCAACATGTCGGTGTCGCGTCGCTGCACATTGATGGTGATTCGTGAAACTACACCGTCGTCTTTTAACCAAGCGAGTGCCTGCTCTAAGTAGCCTCTTGCTAGCTCGATCGTGTTATGGGTCAGGGTGGTGCGCTGGAGTAAATAGAGTCGGGAGCCGATACGGTCATTTTGTATTGTGGGATAAGTATCACCCCACCACCCCATGGGCCGCTCGGCATCATCATCCGGATCAGCGCGCCGCCAAGTAAATAGCGAGATAATCACCGCGCGTGTTAGGGGGTCGGTGGGCGTAGAAGCTGATTGTTGTTGACCATTCACCATCAGGATCATGGGTTACTCCATCTTCTGGTTAGGCACGTCAGTATTCGGTTCACCGTGCGGGTGAGTATGCGAATTGAACTGGCCGCGCATCGCCGCCATAGTGCCGGTTTTGTCCTTAATATCAGCAGCAGACTCAATGTTACCAACTGCTTTTATCGCACCTGCTGCTTCAATAAGCGGCGTATTGAATACCGCTTTTTCCTCGGCGTTCACAATAAACTGCTTGGTGTTCAGCTCTATTTGGTTGCCGCGCTTGAGAATAATGCTATCGCCCTCATCGCTGTAAATGGCCACCTCGCCAGACTCCAGCCCTTTAATCCGGTAACGGCGATCAGCCACCACCAACACCACTCCGTGCGAGCGGTCACCATCGGGGAAAGCGGCGAACGCCTCCGCGCCAGTGTGTGCGGCGCTGGTAAAACCATAAGGTTCCAGATGTTCGATATTGTCTTTCAGCTCATCCGCAATCATCTGGATTTGTAGCATCTGGTTTTTACTGCTGGAGTCCAGGCGGCGCACTACCGCGCGCACCAGCATATTGGACAGCCCGCGCTGTATCCCCCCCAACAATCGACTCATTAGAATTCGTCCTCTTCGGCTTTTTTACGGCGCTTTTTGTCAGGGTTAGGCGGTTTTGGTAAGTAAGCATCAGGCGGGCCAATTCGCAGTTGGGTAATTGTCCCTTGCTCATTTTTGCTGTAGGTCACTTCCGCTATCAACATGTCGCGGTTGTTAAAGCCCAGCACCGGATCGAACACCGTGACCAGTTGATTGGGCGACCACAAATCGCCGTTCCCCTGCCGCCACCCCTGTACCGTATAGGTCACTTCATCGGTACGCGCTGCCCGCCGTAGCATCTCAAACTGGCTGCGCTCAATCACCGATCCCCCCGTGGCATTGCCGCTCTGCTTAATCACCATAGGTCGATAACGGCTGACGCCGCCGTCAACGGTTTTAGCCCGGATGGCATTGGTAGTGGCCGCGCCAAAATCGTCGTCATTGCCCGACCGCTGGCCCGCTACCACGTATTCAGAAAAGCGGTCTTTGATGCTCTGCTCGGTGTCACAGGAAATGATATTTTCCCCCAGCACCAACGCGGTGACGGTGCGTGAAGCCCCCACCGGACCAATGACCAGTGCGCCGGCTGGATTGTCATAGGCCAGCACCTGTTGAATACCCATCATTTTATCCAGCACATCGACCACGGTTTCACCGTAATCTACCTGCAACCCCTGCATGGGCGTGTTTTCTACTCCGGCATTAACCACTGATACCCCAAAGGGTGCGGCCAGTTGGGTTGCTATCTGGACAAAAGAGCGGCCGGTAAATTGTGTTATCAGGGCGGCGCAGTCGATCAGGTCTTCTGTTTTACTGCGACCAACAATACCCACCGATACTGAGCGGGCGTCATAGCGTACCGGTGTGGCATCGATATAGCCGGTGACCACCAGGTCAGTACCGATCAATACCGTGACCGCATCACCCTTTTTTACTCTTGGTTGCAGGTGTCCAGCTTCTTCACTGCCGGGCCATTGGCGGGTAATTTCCACATTAAAATCACGGGCCAAACGTTCGATACCGGCCGAGATAGAGACCGAAGTCCAGCCGACCCACTCGCGGCCATTGACCCGCAACGTGACATCATTATTCATCGAATAGGCACCTGTAGTGTTTTCACCGGCACGAAGCCGGGATGGGTGATTTGGTTGCGACCGATAATGTCGGTTTCGCGCGCGGCGGAGTCATACCAATCAGCCGCCAGCACCAGTGCGGGCAGCACTTCATCTGGCGTTCGGAAAGTGGTTTTTTCTATCTGCTCGAGCCGCATGCTGATATCGCGATTCACATCAGCGCGCACGGTATTGATCGCCAGAAACAGTGCATCATCCGTCACCCGCAACAGCTCCTGATCAATGGCGGTATTGAGGGTGTCGCGGATCTCTGTCAATGCCTCGTAGGTTACCGGTGGGGTCACGATCACGCTGTCGCTAAGCGACGTGACCGCCGGATGAGTGACCAGCGGCAGTTGTGCCTGCGGGGTCACCGTGGCAGTCAGTGGCGGGCGGGCCTGTGGTAAATCAGCTACGCTCTGTGCCGCCTCAGTCAGTGCGGTGGTGCGGATAGCTTGAGCCACGACATTGCGTTGAGTGGTCTGGGTCTGGGTGGTCTTACTGTCGGTTTTCCATACTCCATGCGGAGCCAGATCGCGACCAACGGTAAATCCGCTCAAGCCCTTAATCTTGTTAATGATGTCGCTACTGTTACCCAGCAGACTGTTACCCGAACGCCACATACGTTGCAGTCGGTTAACGAAATTCATGCCGGAACTGGGTGGCATCAGCAGCACTGACAGATCACCATCGAGCAAGCGGCCCGCATCAGATATGGCAGAATTCACACCGTCAAAGGTTTTAATCGCGGTGTTCATCATGTCGCTGGCATCACTGATCACACCGTTCTGGATAAAGTCAGCCATGCCCTCCAGCCCGAAATCCTTACCGAACGCGTCCGCGACACAATCGGTCATGGCATCACAGGAGGAAACCAGCTTCTGTCCAGTGGCAACGCCAGAGGTGGGGAAAGAGAGCTCACCGGCTTCAACAAAATTAAAACTGATGGTGCACATACGGCCATCAGCCGCGCTATGGCTAACCCTGATCTCACCGTCGATACAGACATTTAATTCGCCGTATTGCGGGTGGATCAGTTTCCCCGGCCCCGCCTGGTTAATGGCGGTAATCAACTGATCACGTTGTGCCTGATAATCATCACCAATCAGATAGGCAGAAATGGTATCGCGCCGCGTCACCCGTCCCAGATCTTCGGAATATGGCTTATCGCGGTTGGGGTATTCGTGGGTTTGCGTCCTGCGCCCGAACGTGGCCTCATCATCCTGCGTTTTAAATGGCACCCCACGAAACGAGGCCGGTAATAGCTTATCTTTCCAGCTCATACATTCTCCGGGCATAAAAAAACCCACCGAGGTGGGTATGAGAACTAACTGATAATATATTGTTATTCTTACTTAGCGTTCTTTTTCGCTAACTCACATTCATCATGGTTTAAAGGTGTTGCTTCTAATTCACAGAGATTCACTATTTGCCGCAGAGCAAGTTTGGCGTAATCGTACCCCTCATTTTTTAGGGTATCAGCAGCATTTGTTCCTGACGTATAGCTATCCATTGTTATCAACCCTTGAGTGGTTGAAATCACCTGATGCCTTAATGCTATATTCTCTTTAATATCAGGGTGTTCAATAAAAAAATCATCCATGTTTTTTGAAAACGACGGGTAACTGACCATTAATAAAAGAACTAAGCCGAATTTACGCATTACATGCTCCATGTATATTTTTCAGGCTGATAAGGCATGCTGATTATTTAAGGGCTTTTTATCCTCCCTTAGCAAATCGATTGTACCCAACATCATAGCCCACACCAAAACCAGACTGATTGGTTTTAGTGCCAACAATTGCCATGCCTGGAGGCGCATTATCAAATTTAACCGTAATTTCTCCATTGACGGCTTGAGGTCTGGCTGAAGCTAAAGGCACCTTGGAGTTTTGACTACCATCGAGATTTAATATCTCTTTTAGCCTCGGTATAAAACCATGGTAACCCCGAGCTTCTTCATCCTTTTTCGCCTTATCAACCACATACTCACCGGAATTCATCCCTGCGGCTTTGGCTTCCTCGCCAATCTCATTCAGCTTATTAAATAAGCTAATCATTACGCCAATAGCGATAACCTGACCGCTAAATTTAAAGAGGTTGGTTAGCGAACCTGACAACGCTTTAACCGCAACGTTACCTTTATTGATACCGCTAAGAAACGATATTAAAAAGCCACCAGCGATATAAACAGCCAGACCTTGCATTAAGCCTTCCAAGCCACCCACCATATCGACAATGGGTTTGATCTGATTCCAGATATCTTTAAAGACTGGCCCCACCGTATCCCAGTTAGCCACAATTAACCCACCAGCGCCAATCAACAAGGTAAGTAACTTACCCAGCGGAGTCATTTTGGTAACGAAATTCATAATACCGATAGCTTTCGTTATTGCCGACACGCTAACAGCCACCCCCGCTAAATACAGGCCCAGCTTTAAGGTAGTTTTAATCAGTTCTGGATTAGCTTTAATCAGTTGCCGAATTTGCCCCAAAAATGGCCTTAACTCTTCCGCAGCTTCTACTATTGATGGCAAGAATAAATCACCAATAGAAATGCTTGCCGCTGTCAGTTGGTTCTTTAACAATTGAACCGCGTTAGCCGTTGTCGCCGCGCGCGACGCATATTCTTTTTGCATAGAACCGGCATAGATTTGTGCATCGGCAACTTTTTTAAAGTTTTCCCGCAACTTATCGGTATTCGAGAGGAGCGGGGCAATGGCACCTAGAGACTCACGCCCGAATAGTGCTTCCAATGCCGCTGCCTGCTTTGCTTTTGGCAATTTAGCCACCGAATCCAACACTTTGAGGATTGCGGTTTTAGAGTCTTTTTGCATATCCGCAGCTAACTGCTTAGGATCTATTTTGATAGCCTTTAAGACTTTCCCTTTGATGCCCTTTCCACTGCCTGAAGTCAGTGACAACATAAAGTTTTTAATACCCGTAGCTGCGATCTCTGACTCTACCCCCATCCCGGCAATAGTGGCCCCCATTGCGGCAATTTCGCCCGATGCCACACCAGCAACTCCACCGAGCGGGCCAATACGAGTCACAATCGCAGATATTTTCGCTGCATTGGCGGGGCCGGTGTTACCCAGATAGTTTACCTTGTCAGCGAGTGTAACCACTTCATTTTGCGTTAGCTTAAATGCGGTTCTCCACTGGGACATCATCTGACCAGACTCTTCTGCCGTCTGGTCAAAGGCGATACCCATTTTCACCGCATCCTCGGCAAAACGGGTCAATTCCTTGCGAGCTATACCCGCCTGCCCACCCGCTGCAACAATAGCGCCAATCCCTGTAGCAGCCATGGGCAAATTAGACGATAGCTCCAGCACATCATCAGCCATCTGTTTAAACTGTTGCGGGCTGTCAAAATCAACCACTTTACGAACATCGGCCATGGTCGATTCAAAATCCATCGCCTGGCTAATAGGAACAGCAAACGCGGCGGTAATAGCCGCGCCTGCCACTGCCGCGCTGGAGATAATATCTTTAAATTCCCCCTTAAATTTCCGCAGATCCTTTTGCATGGTGGTTAGGGTTGGAGATAATTTATTAACGCCAGTGATAATCGCCTTTAGTTGAAAACTATCAGACATTTTTTATCTCCATAGAAATGCGGTCGGCCTGCCTTTCCATTTCAATTATCTTGGAAAGTGGGCAGGCCATAATAGTTAAAGGGCTAACTCGCCAGAAATAAGCGATGTTATAAACGCGGGTAGTGAGGTCTTTTACACTGCTGAAGTCGTAAAAAAACCGAGTATCTTCATTGATACTGTCATTAGATCTTTAGGTGACATCTGCTTAGCTGAAGAGGGGGGAATATCAGCCATAAGAGGCAAATATAGTAAGGTAGATTTTGAATCCATCTTAATTTCACCATCTTTAGTGATAGTGAAAGGCATGCCACAGCTGGATACTTCATCATAGGTCGGTTCACGAAGTTTCAGTTCTTTGACCTTTTCCCCGCCCACGGTAATTTCTCTGCTTAATGTCACAATCATTGGTAAAAGCCCTCTTGCCCGTGGAATTCCATATCTACCGTGCCTTCCTCGGCGTTATGGTTTGCTTCGCCATGTAACCAGGCACTAGAAAGCACATACACCTGACCGTTCGCCAATTCGCTGGTGATGGTCATGGTGTCGGCGGAAGTGATCTTGCTGGTCGGGTAGTCTTTGGGAACTTTAAATGTCCCTTTGGTATAGGGGGCGCGATGAGTCTCTTTGTAATCCACTGAACCATCCAGCCCGATCACATCGTCTTTCACCGCGGTATTCATTGGCACCTCAATGCCGCCAGTCAGGGATAATTGCTGACCATCAATTTTAAAAAAGCACGTGCCGGCAATTCGAGCCATTTAAACCACCTCTTCGTTATATTGCAGACGGAACTGATTAAGCACTGCGAATACTCGCAGTTGGTTGACATAATCAGGTGGGAACAGCACATCAAGGCGGTTAGGGTTATCCGCGTTGCGCTCGACAATCAGGTATTGCTTGAACAGCTCAAAGTTCTCAACAATGCCCGCGCGCTCCAGTTGGCGATAAATAGACAGCATCTCCCCCTTAATAACCTTCGGCGTAACAATCGCCTGACCTGCACCGAAACGGGTACCATCGTTCGCCAGCTTATGCCGTGGATATTTGCTGGTAATAACTGACTTCAAACGGCGCAACGCATAGGCGCTGGTATGCAACGTCTCACTATCAAGGAAACTGTTATCAGCATTGCCGTAGGTGTTTTTCTGATAAGTGGTGATATCGCGCTGAATACGCAACACCCCGCCCTCGCTGTAAGCCGTGGCGATGCCGTGGGTTAACAGGGATTGTTGCTCGGACAGAATGAAGCGCGTCCCCACCGGAGCCGGAAGTGCGTCATTTAACAGGCCGGTTTGCGTAGGTCGCGCCGGATCATTGCGAATAAACACCGAATTACGCGCGGTTCGTGCTGCAATCAGCTCATCCGTTGCCATCTGTACGCCAGTTTCATAGCCAGCAATGCTCAGATGTGGGTCGTTGAACGTGGCACCAAAAGCCACCAGATCCGACAAGTCGCCGACTTTCGCGCTGTACACATGGCCGTATAACTGCCGCGACCAACTCCAGCGCCCGGTATCGTCGTTCATCTCTTTGCCGATAGTGGCCAGTGATGCCGAGTCATTAAACGGGAAAGCGATAAAATCAAATAGCTCATCACCCAAGGTGGCAATAGTGGCAGACAAGTTTGGCGCACCTGCACCGCCAGCCATCGGTGCGATCGCCACATTCACGCCGGAGGGGTTTTGTTCTCCACCGACCGTGCCGCGATAGTTCAGGCTGACAGGCAAACCATTACCGGTTAAGCCGCTGTTTTTGGCCGTAAGGGTGACAACACCCGCCGCCACAGTGGCGGGAACCGGGAAATCAACCAGCGCATTTACCGCAGCGGCAATGCTGGTAGTGATAATCGCCGGAGTATCCAGTGCGGTGACAATCACCTGCACTCGAGTAGAGCCAAGATAAATAGAGAGAGCGCCGGAGGCTTGCGCGGTACCGGTGACAGTGAGTGTGCCGGTTGCCGGATCACCCGCCACTTCAGGCACCGCAACCACCCACAACTCACCAAAGGGATCGACCGCACGATAAGCTGCCACCATGCGGGCTAACTGGCTACCCCGCCCGGCCACCTGCCCCGCTCTGTCTGCCGATGGCATAATGACGAGTGTATTTTTCTCAATCGAACTGTCTTCCAGCGCGTGGGCGATAATCAGTGATGGCCCGCTATCTTGAGCTGTATTCGCTGCGCTGTTGTCCATTTCGGCATAGAACAACGGCACCCGTAAATCATTAGGGATGTTGTTAAAGCTGATCATTGTTTTTTGGCCTTCTGCTCAGGTTGAACGATAGGTACCGGTGGTGCGGTTTCTTCAGGTTCTGCGGCCTTAATGGTCACTTCTCCTGACGCTATTCGGCGGTGCCAGTAAATATTTTCATCGACGTTTCGGCCCTCTGCGGGCAAAAAGTCACCTCTAACCGGGTCAGGAACTGACCGGCCATCTTTGGGGATCACATGCATAAGGGATTACTCGTCGTTAAGAGGGATGTTTAACTTGTGCTCAATAGTGCCGTCAGGGGTCATAAAATCGACATCCACCATGATTTTCTCCAGTGCTTCAAGTTGCTGAAGGTCGTCCCACTGGTGGGTATCTTCGGCTGTAATATCCCGTATTGCTGAGAAGTCATACTGGTAATAAAGATGGGCGCGGTTCATATCCAGCAGGTTGCCACCATCATACTGAATCGGGTCATAGCAAGATTCAGGCTCCCAACCCAAAAGCGCTTTAAACAACTCGGCCCGTATATCATCCACCGCATCAAAGGCGGCTTTTTGCCCACGCTGATCAGGTGTGTTATCCAGCACCACAATCACAGCGAAACCGTCAGTAAGATCCTGCCAATAGTCGGTTTGTGACTTTTGCTCACCCACATTGTCATCTAGCGGGATGACCCAAGCGGAGGGTAATTCCATCTTTGTCGTTTCGGGTATGGCTTTATATTCAGCAGCACCGGATATGCGCCCATTAAATGACGGGCAGCGCAATCGAAGTGCAGCAATAACCACTGAAAGTTTCATTTTTTAACGGGCCTCAATGAACTTTGTAAGGCGTCAAATAACACACGCTCAATCCACGCTCGACGATTTAACAAAGCCTGTTCCATAAAGTTTTTACGGGGTTTCAGTTTCCAACCATCGCCACCCGAACCACCGCGACGATGGTTTTTATTGCGCTTCGCTTTCCGCCGGACACCGTAATAAAGAAAAGCGGGATAGAAATCACCCTCGAGGGCGCGCGAACCTTTACCTCCTTTCTGGTTGGGGGCTATTCGGACTAAAAAACCAGGGCGGTTGGCGGTCGCTGTTGGCACACGAAAACCAATGGATTTAGCCAGCCGCCCAGTACGATAGCCCGGTGCCTCTCCTGCTTTTGATATTGCTCGCCGCGCCACCAAGCGCCGCGATTCTCGTAAAACACTTTGGCCGACGGTGACAAATGCCCGGCGAACTCGTGCTTTGTTAAACGTTAATTCCGGCTCTTTGGCAAAATCGACGTGCAGATAAAGGCCGCTGGTTGAATTCTCAATCGCCATTATTGCCCCTCCCCAATAACTTCCACGGCTCCCAGCTCCTCAGCAGTGATAACCAGAAAGCGGTTGGCTTCATTCAGGTTGGTGGTGCCCTTAACCCGATAAACCATTTTATTAATCACCACTTCATCATCAGTGGTGATACCTATTCGGTAGCGGATAACAATGCGGTGCGTAATGGCTACATCAATCTGCACCGAACCGATACGGACAGAATCACCAATCGCAGACAACTTTGCCCAGGTATCAAAGGTATTGTGATATACGGTATCAACACCCATATGCCCGTTACCGGGAACATCTTCGCGGGTGCGGAACTGGGCGCGCTTATTCAGTTCACCGGGAGCCGGTGGCCGATAGGTAGCATTGATTTCAGTAAACCGGCGTTGAGTCATAGTGGAATAAACCTGTATGGGCCAACGAGGAAGTAGAAGCTCATCGGAACTTCTGACTGCTCAAAATCACTGACCGATGAGCGGTTTTCATACCAATGGCTGACAAGATGCAGCGTAGCCAACTTGATATCATCCTCAAGAACTAGCCCGTCAGGGTCTGTTTCGGGTACCGCATCCGCATATAATTTACGGTTGGTGTAGCTGATGACCCGTTTTTCTGCTGCGCCGCCAATCAAGGTTAACAGGTCATTTTCATGGTCAAAATCAGCATCCAGACGACACTGAGCCTTAATTTCTGGCAGTGTTAACAGCATGAAAACCTCCATACCCGCAACCTGAACCCAGATTACGGGCATAAAAAAACCGCAAAAGCGGCATGTTTTAAATCCAAGTGAAATTAACCACCCGCTGCAGGTTTACCCACCAGCGCTTTAATAGCGGCGGTATCTTCCAAAATGCAGTCAAAACGATGGAAAGCGAGGAAGCCGGTCTGGTCAAACTCGGCATAACGTTCTACCAGGCGTTTCAATGTCATGTAAGTGATACGACGAACAATGAAACGATCAAAGTCGCCACAGAACATAAATTTCTTACCAGCAGCAATGTTGTCGATTGCCTGATCAATCACGTAAGGCACCTGCAATACGGTTGCTGGCGCACCACCAATGATTTCAGGCAACCACAGTGGACGACCTTGCAGATCTTCCATTTCGGTGAGGGTTTTCAGTGTTGAATCATTGAATGCCCAACGGAATTTCGGACCATTACGATACGCGGGATCGATGGAGTGCTTGAGAGCATTCATTTCTTTCCATGTAAATGTAGTAGCCGCTGCTGTTGGAGTCACGCCCGTGACAGAAGTCACCAAGCCTTTGGGTTGCACTGGCGTACCCGCGCCGGTCCCCTGAACAAGATATTTAGCCTCACCGCGCCCAATACGCTGAGCAATACGGCCAGCCAAAAATGCTTCAATATTGACGCCACTATCCTGAAGTAACTCATTAGAAATACGAATTATTTTAGACGACAGCTTTTTAGCACCGAGTGAGCCAGAACCGAACTCAACATCCTGTTCGCTGGTTTCGGTGTTTTCACCCAACAGTTCCCCTTCCTCTGTAGTGCCGTCAGAGGTAGCCCATTCAATATCCTGCCCATTATCGGTATTCATGATCTGCGCAACACTGGCAATGCCACCGTAGGCTTTCATGGCCTCGACAATCATTGCGCGGAATTGGGTTGGGACTGTGTAACCCCCTTTTTCATTGGGTGCAGTACCTTGCGCACGTAACTCACGCAAAGCGCTACGCTCTTCGGCACTCAGTTCACTTTGCCCATGACGCAAGAACTTGTTAAATGCTTTTTGGCGCTGTTCTTGTTGCTGGCCCTCTGGTGTGTCAGTCCGTTGCCGCTGTTCTTGCTCCTGCTCCTGAACAAACTGCTGATCTAGGCTTCGCAACTCTTCTTCACGCGAGATTTGATCATCGAGCGCCTGAAGCTCGGTTTTTGCCTTGTTCCAATTGGTGCGTTGCTCATCAGTCCAGGCGTTATCACCAATACTGTCATGCAAAGCGCGCATATCCGTTGAAATGGTATTACGCTTTTGCTTAATATCGTGCAATTTCATAGACATATATTTATTTCCTTAGGCGTTAATCAAAGTCAGCAGGCGCTCACGCGCCATTTTGTGGTTAATGGCTTGTTGTAGCGCGCCGCTATCTCGCGCTTCCTGCCAGGCTTGCATAGATCGGACGCCTGAATCAGCATCCTGATAAGCTGCATAAGTGACGGGGCTAACGTCATACAGCCGGGAAAACTTTGAAATCTCCCGAATAACAATACCTTCTTCATCCTCGTACCAACTCTCACCATCGCGGGCAATCGAGAAAGCAAAGGAAGATTGGGTGATATCGCCACGCAACATGGGCGCGATAACCAGATCACGAATAGTTTGCGTGTCAGGGGCCACAATGTTGTATTGCAGACCACGCTCATCGACCGACAAAGTGAGCGTGTTAGCGCTACTGCGACCGAGAATAAAGTTAGGATCATGGTTAAATAGCCCGCGAACGTCATTACCCAGCACATCATCAAATGCACCTGGCTTAATGATTTCGCGGAATCCCCACAGCGGTTCTGAGCGGATATTGAACACAGAGCCGTAGCCAATAATACGAGTTGGCTCATTCTCTCGCTGTTCTGCCCGCACCTCCCCGCTATAACAGCGTTTTTCTGTCTCACTCATTGCTCGGTCCTTTATCGTTGGGGTCGATATCAGTATTTGAGGGGGTCAACTTGGCCGCATTGACGCTAACCAGCATTTCATCCAGCCCGTCTACTGGGTTCATATCTTCAAAGGCGCGGGCTTCATTACGCGACATCCAGCCATCAGTAATGGCGAAATGGTAGAAGTTGGCGCGTTCCTGCGGAGTGCCGCGCAACAAACCGGCCAGGTTAAAGCGAACGTAGTAGCCTGCTGCCCGTTCAGCTCGTGTAAATAACCGGCGGTTTAATTCCTGCTCCCAGTTCACAATCCACGGCATGACCGTGTGGCGCACAAACTGAATAGACTGCTGGGTAATGTTGGAGAATGTGGCTTTTTCCAAGTCGTTGATCATGTGGGCCGGTATATTGAAAATCCCCGCTATCTGGGAGCGGTTCAGCTTGAGCATGTCAATAATCTGGGCATCAACTGGCGAAACCGTCAGCGCTTTATAATCCAAATCCGCCGGTATCAGCATGGTCTTGTTTTCTTCATTACGAAGTGCTGCCGCGGCTTTTTGCCACATCTCTTTTAATCTTGCCCAAGAGTCTTTATTTAAATCTCCCTTAACTGACACAATCCCTGCCGGACGGGCATTACCGTTGAAAAAGTTGCTGGTATATTTCTGCCCGCTCATGCCCATACCGATAGTCTCAGCATGTTGCAGAATAGGACTCAGCCCCATTTTCTGATTATTACCCAGTGCACGAATGTGGATCATGTCGTCAGGGCTGACAGCAAAGGTGCCTTGCTCGTTATAAACGCCGTAGGTGTAGCGACCGCCGGTATTTAACAGGGTGGTTTCCCATGGCATACAGGCTTCAAGGCTAACTATCTCGCCGCGCCGTGAGCGCACAACTTTGGTGTAACCATTCCCCCAGCCAAGCACATGGCGTTCCTTTAATTCCCGCCATTTGTAACTGGTTTGCCAGACGTTAGGCTCATCATGTACCAGGTAAAAAACGGGGTGATCTCGCGCCACTTCTACCGTGTTCCCGGTTTTACGCATCACATGCAGCGGCATCTGGGCCAGCGTGGAGGACAGCACATAAATACAGGCATAAACCGCCCCCAGTTTCATGGCGGTTTCCGGACTGACAAAGACATCAGACTTAAAGAAACCGGCCTCTTCGGCTGACTCACCCGTTAACGGTGTTGCGGGGTTCTCCAGCGGGTTACTCCGGAATAAGGCATCAAGTAGCACGGTATTTTCTCCTTGCGGCGAACAGTGCAAATATCAGCATTCCACCACCCGCGCACTGTAATGCCGTCGCTGTGCCAAATTGCAGATAAAGCCCCGCCATGAGTAAACCGAAACCGGCTACCCCGATAATGTCGATAATCAGTGATTTCATAAGATAAGCAGTTCTTCGTCTGGATCGAGGTTGGAAAGGAAATCACCGGGCTTATTGAGCATGGCTCGACCGACCGCCATAATTAGCGCAACAGCACCGTCTATTTTGTTCTCGGAAGCCTCTTTAATCGGCCTGACCACATCATCATTACCGGGCAGATACTTGCCCACTACGTTGCTGATACACCATGTCATTATGGGGTTGCCATCATGGTGAAAGCGCCCAGACTCAACCGCGGCTTCCAATTCCTTCATGGCGTCGCTCATGTTGGTATAGTTCTGAACGATGGTGATAGGGCTTAACCCCTCTTCAGCCAGATGGTGAGAAAGGTTGGTTGCACCGTGTGGGTCAATAGGCGATTCCTCAACCGGATTTAGACGATTTACCTCTTTGGCAGCCTCAAGAATTTCCCGATAATCTATTTCAGCACCGGGAGTCGCCTCAAGATGGCCAGTAATCACCCACTTTTGGAAGCGTTCAGCAGTGCGCCGATCCTCTATATCAGCACTGAATACCGTGTCATACGGCACCCAGAACTTAGGGGCGATACAGTAATAATGCTGTTTCCCGTCAATAGTCCGGGTAAACAGGCGCGGCATGGAGTTCATATCCAGTTTGCGGGCCAGGTCAAAAGAGAGATAACAGGATTGACCTTCAAACTGTTCCAGCGTCAGGGTGCTATCTTCACAGGCCCGCCAACTCACCATATTGAAGAATGCGGATCGGGCAGATACCCAGATATTTAAATGTTTAGTTTTAAAGATGTTGGCTTGACGGGCATTATTCATTGCCCTTTGTTGCTGGCTCAGTAAGAAATCACTGTAAACAGATACCCCCATATTGGGGTTAGCTTTCTTCAGTGATGCAGGTAATGTCCAGTCGTCCCCCTCATCAACGGTATAAATGATCCCGAACAGTTCATCGTTTGGGACAGTACCGTTAAGCATTTCAATAACTTCTCGGCGCTTGTCGTAGCACGGCCCTTCAATGTTGTAGCCCGCAGTGGTAATCGCCCACATGATAGGCTGTCTGCGTGATCCCATCCCCGTTAACATGGTGGTGTAGAGTGAGTCTGTTTCGTGTTCGTGGTATTCGTCCACGATGGCGCAGCTGGGTGATGAACCATCACCGGGGTTACCGATAACCGGCTCAAACCGCGCACCATCTTCTGGCCGGTTCATGTTGGAGGCATTCACCTCAATACCAAAAGCTTCACAGAGCAGCGGTGTACGCTTGCACATCAAGCGCGCAGGACGGAATACTTCCCATGCTTGTTTCTCGGTTGTGGCACCGGAATAAACCTCAGCGCCGAACTCGTCATCACATGAAAAGCAGAATAACGCCACCCCAGCGGAAATCGCTGACTTGCCATTTTTGCGGGGGATCTCGGTGTAGACCTCGCGGAACCGGCGTAACTTGCTGCCTTTATGCAGCCAGCCGAATGCGCAGCAGACGATAAAAAGTTGCCACGGTTCTAAGGTGATGGGCATTCGCTTAAAGGCCCACTCCCCCTTGGTGTGGGGAAGCAGTTGAATAAACTTTGCGGCTTTCTCAGCGCGGTCTTTATCGAATCTGTATTTAAATTTACGGCCTTTTTCTGCCGCCAGATCATCGATGTGACGCTGGCAGGCATCAATAACAAAACGACAAGCAACAATCCGCCCCTGCACCACATGACGGGCGTACTGATTCGCCGCATTAACATTCGGATAGGCTTTTCTGGTCATAGGTTTGTGAACGGATTCTTTGAGGTTTTCTTGCCTGCGCCAACTAAACGGGCGCGACTGCTAGGGTCTAAGCCCAACATACCGCCAAAAGAAGCCAGCTGTTTCATGGCTTCATTCAATGCCGTTAGAGCAGGGTTCTTTACTGGCCCGCCGGTTGCACCAACCATCACAACGCCATGTTCGGCCACATGCTTTTGGGATTTTCGGGCCGTGGAGTAGGCCACGCAGAACATTTCAAGGTTATGCAGATCCGTGGCACAAAGCACTTGCTGAGCACAAAGCTCTTTTGCTGCCAAGACCCACATCGTTGAGGCGTATTCATCAAACCATTCTGGCGGCGATGCCCCCTTGATCGGCGTGAATGCGGGTTCGTCTTTGTTTAGAGCACGTTTACCCGGATTGCCCGCCAATTCCTTCCGAGCGGTTGGCTTGGCTCGGCGTCCGGATCGGCCCGGCGCTCCAGCCATAGTCCCTCCAGTTTTAATTTCATTTTACGCGGGTAAAAAAATCCAATGAGGCTGGCGGTACGGTAGGGCAAGGGCTGCAGAGATTCGATCCCCCCCCCCTCCCATTGATGATATTGATTCTCATTTAATGTGATGATGCACCGTTTTCGTGCTCACATTGGTGATGTTGATAATCATTATCACTTGATTCGTTCGGTCGCAGTCTTCTTTCTATGGTGTGGCCAGCACAACAGTTCGAGGTTGGATGGGTCATCAGTGCCACCGTGAGCCTTAGCTCTGATGTGATCGACCGTTGTACCCGACACCACCAGACCTTCACGCAGGCACTGCTGACATAGCCCTTTGTCTCTGGCCTTTATCAGTGGCTTCAGCTTATCCCAATTGGCACCATAACCACGCTCATGCCTGCTCTTGCCCTGCTGGTGGTTCTCCCATCCTGTATTCTGATGCTCAGGACAATAACCAGAACTGTGAATTGTAGTGTTGCGACACCCATGCTTACGGCAGGCTCGCGGTATTCTGGGTGGCATGGGGTTACTCCAAATAGAAAAGCCACCAGCTTATAAGGCCAGTGGCTTTGGCAGTGATCAAATCAAGGCTGACACCTTGTCTCTTATAGTAGACAAGATTGCTGGCGGAATTAAAGCCTACAATAGAAAACCCACAATCAACCAAGGAGTAATCTATGTCTGACTTCCTATCACTTGAAAATATCCTATTCGCATCACAAGCTATGTTGCTTTTATTAAAAATATACTACTCAAAAAATATGCGATCTCGAAAAAGGGATGAACATTCCTAATGAAGTAACACTTTTCAAGTTTTCCTCCCCGCATTCTGCCGCCAGCCAATAACCTCATCGAGTCGCCCCTTGCATATCCGCAGCTCACGCTTGAGGGCTAGTGCATACAGTCCACTATCGCCCCAAGTAGTACCGACGAACTCCGGCACCTCGCATTCAGTTAATGCTGATTCTGGCGGTAGCAATACGGGGCAACTAGCTGCTGGACGTGGTACCGATTTACTCGCGCAGGATGTTAATGCTAGCGTCAGGCATGCGCTGAATAGCACACTTATCATCTGACGACGCCGCCAGAAACCGCTTAAGCCGATCTTCACTTTCATTGCGTAGTTTCCTTTCGTTCTCTAGCTTGCGGGCGGCGGCGGCGCGGTTCGCTGCGTCATTTGCTTGGTAAGCATCAATGATGTTACCCAGCGCAACGTTAGTAGCTTGTTCAGCCACCAGCTCCGCTTCCGTTTTATCCACCTTGTTAGCCAGGTGATTACGATTCAGGAGCAGAAAAAGGAACGCGGTACCGATCAAAGCCACCAGCGCCACACGCCATTTAGTCATAGCTGCAATTCCCGTTTAGCTAGCTCAAACCGTGCTTTACGGTCATTAATCCCGTTATTGCCGCCATTGATAAGCTGTGTCACACGCTGAATATCATCAGCATATTGACCACAATTGCGGGATTGCCAGAACCAGGCGGCAGAACGAACGGCATTTAAATCCGTCAGTAGTTGGTCTGGGTTGCTGATTAAGTCCAGCTTTAAGGCGGTACCGCATGCACGATAGTTATCTAAGCCGGTAATCTGAATTAACCCGCGGCCACGATACTTCCAGCCATCATCCACAGCCTTATTACCCATCCGGCCCGAATAAACCAAATTGGCAATGGCCCGCTGTCGGTTCGCGGGTACCGACGTTTCACCTGGTTGCCGCCCCAATGCTGAAGCCTGATCCGCAGACAGGCGCTTGCCGAACGTCGCAATCAAACCGGTCACGCTGTAATTGAATGACTCCACCAGCAACGCGAAACTGGCTGACTCATGGCCTACCTGAGCAATAAACATTGCCTGTTGTACGGGAGTGGTAATACCAAACTCTTTCATTGCTTGGGTAATAGGCTGAATCCAACGCGCAGCAAGCTCGGCGCTGATGTTAGCCGCCATTCTGAATTGATAAGGGGTCATACGGTTTATACCTGAGGTTTAGTGTCGTCGGTGCCGCCAATGCGTTTGAGAAAGCGTCCCTCAATGGCTCGGATTGCTGATGCGCCTGACCAGCCAGACAATCCAGCAACACCGCCAGCTAACTCAGCAGTCCAATTTAATGAACTGGCAGCCAGCAGGACTAACGCCCCGGCGAATATGGAAATGAAAAATTTCAAGATAAAAAATGACCAGCGAAACTTCTCGCCGTTAATGACTCTCCACGCGTAATTAGCGACCGTGCCAAGCGTTGTCATAAGCAAAACCAGCACAGTACCAATTATGCTGTATGTCTCCGGTTCTTTAATTGGCATCTTCATAGTCTCCCCCTCCCGGACGGGTTGGGCGCGTAGTTAAGGAATTTAGCCCACCAGTGCAGCCACTCATTAGCAGTAATGTGTGTGGAGTTGATTGGGTGACTGATGGGCTAAAACGGAAAAAGGCCACGCAATAGCGCAGCCTCACAATTATTTACCTGTTGTTTTATCCACCGCCGACGATGGTGGTATCTTGATTAGCGACGCCGGTTAGATGATGCCAGCAATACTGCGCCGTTTTTGATGGCCGCTGCCAGAGCTTCCGCAAGAATTTCATGCGGAATACCCGGCAAACGTGCAGCCCAAAAGGCCCGCGTTCTCACCCAATCCATATCTCCGGCTAGTTGAGAAGTGATGGCTTGGCGAAGTTCTTTGATTAAGGCCGCTTTTTCTTCTTCTTTTTTGTATAAGGATGCGTCCATATTTATGTCCAATATCGATAAGTTTAATGAGTTCGCTGGTCGGGTATTCGGAATACTCTATGAGGAGTTTCCCATTCCGACCAACATCAATGTAGGTGATATCCTTGGTGATCCGGATTTATACAACACCACAGGTATTCCGCCCGAAATGGCGGATGACGCTGATATAGCCGGATACACCGTTGCCTGGTTACACCAATCTGGTTACCTTGATATGCTTAATCGAGATATAAGCCTAAATGAATTTTATAACGTGGTTCTAACAGCAAAGGGGTTGGAAGTACTCAAAGCAATACCTGATAGCTTAGCCCCTCGCTCATCCCCGCTTGGAACACAAATCGTAGATGCGGTTAAATCAGGTGCAAAAGAAACGGTGAGCTCCTTGGTTAACCAAGCACTATCAACTGGCATAAAGTTAGCTGCAAGCTCAGTTGGCATTGATATCTGACGCAAAAAAACCAAACAATTAAGCCCCGACACTAGTCAGGGCTTTTCGTTTTGAAGCCGGTTACGGTTCCGGCGTCAACACCTACGAACGTGCTGACCGCATACCTTTAAATGTAAGTCTGTGGTGGCGGGGAATTCGCCGACGTCGTTTCACTGGTGTTCCACTTGTATCCCCACACATCGGTGCCTGCATACACCACATTCGGCTGAGCACCAACCATTGTTGCAGCAATGTCTGGAATAGATTGGGATATGAACCCGTTATTCAGTGATGTCCAGTCGAATGTAGAAAAACCGCCACTTCTCGCAGTGGCCGCGCCCATGCCCTTGAGTCTCGACGCCTCAGCCGCTAATAACCGGTGCGCATCTGGCGTGTGCGCTGCTTTACCGGAGCTTGTTTTGATATAAGAACCTTGACCCGTCACTACACAGGCTCGCGCAACTTTGCGACTCAGGGCAGTATCATTACTACTGCATTGCCTTTCGGCTGCGGCCTAACCGTTTAGCTACAGCATTTTTCAGCCCTCCATAAACGACAAAACCCCGCCGAAGCGAGGTTATAAATTAAATTAGTAGCAACATATCAAATATGCTCTAAATATGGCTTACTTTGTTCACTTTTGCAAGCATCATGTTGCTAAATGTTGCTATCTTCCTGATTTGTGATTTACAACGCAATTCAGAGAATCCGCATCCAATGCTTCAGCCAGCCTTAATAGCGATTCCCAATGCGGCGCATAGTGCATCGTCCAATTATTACGCTCAACACCAACCAACCCAGCCAGCTCTGAATATGAATATTCTTTCCCATGTAGCAAGTGACCTATACCCGCTGATTGCTGCACCGCAAGCCACACAAGGCTTTCTACTCTTCGGCGTACTTTTGTTGTGACTGACTTTTGTAATAGTTGCGGCTGATACTCATTCCATATATAGCGACATATCTCTACCTGGTAATCGAATGCCAGATCATACGAATAACAATAGCGAATCCATGCAGCCTGATGAGGCTTTAACTTGAATACAGCTCTACGCCATGCACTGGTGCAATAGGTCAGTGGATCTATCGGGGTGATTTGGCTTTTGCGTGAGCGAGTTTCTGGGCAATTCATCGGCTCTGTCTCTCGGCAAACTTTCCGGCCATCTACCTCAACACTCCTAATCCGCTGGCGCTTGAACCGTGTAGTTCTCGCGAGTGCCGCACCATCGAACGCCGCTAATTGTCCCTTGCTGTTTCCGCATATATCAGCAAGGGCAACAGACAATACACCTCGAACATACTGGAGATATTGCTGGTTCATTTTTCTACTCCACACATTAAGACCATCAGGCCATTGCCCCGATCGATATAGACCGATCCATAAAATGAAACCACAACACAACTTGGCTACCGTGCTCCGCTTCCCACGTATGCATATCAGCATGCAGTGCGTCATGACAGAGACGGCATAAAGGGATGGTAAATAGGTCGTGGGCTTTGGTAGCCATACCTCCCTGTCCATGCCCAATGATGTGATGAGGGTCGTCAGCAGAACTACCACACCCACAGCACTGTTGGGATTTAACCCACTTAAGCCACTTCTTGCTCTCCCAGCGCTGCCGCTTCGGAATACGCATAAAACTGGCTGGTGGCTCATCATCAATTTTCAATACCAGCACTTTCTTAACCTGCTCAACTTTCGATTCAATGACTTGGGTCGGGTTTGATTTCCAAGTGATATCACTTTCACGTGTTGGGCCAGGCTTTATCACCTCGGGCAACATCCGCAAACTTGCCCGAGCAATAGAATCGGGTAATAGGTCAGAAACCTCATTAACAACGGCCCACCAACACAGCTCAGGCATTGTTAGCTGGTGGCCCTCGGGAAGCCGAAAATAACTACATATTGTCGATATAAGCCAAGTGATGAGATTGCTGGTTGCTAACTGTTCTAATCGGGGGAGTGTATGCTCTCTCAGCTTATTATCATGATGCCAACACAAACGAATTGACCGTTGGCCATAACGTAACGTTGTGAGATTGTGGACATGAGTATCATCCGGATCATGCCATTGGCACTCCTTCAGCTGCTTAACCCATGCTTCCAGTACTCGAGGCCCACCAGCGGCATTAATAACACGCTCATGCTCAAAAAATGGCAGCAAGCGCGGATCATTAGCCAGTTGTTGATCGGTTGATGGTAGCCGACCGGATGGAAGTGATTTAAATTCCTCCGGTTCAGTTGCCACCAGCAAGCGCCCAGATAAATATGGCAGCAGTTCAGCGCCTGGCTTCAATATCACAACACCAAGTTCCTGTTGGATAAATGGGGTTAATAATGCCCTCATGCGGCACCTTTCTTGGCAAGATACTCAATCCACAAGCCACCAACCCAGCGGACGCCCTTTGGTGTAAATCTAGCTTGAGTGAAAGCATGGCTATTTATCTGATTGGTACCGGTTTTAACTTCAAACCGTCCAGCATCAATATGCTGTTGATGCGGTATCAACCCGCCGGATAACCGATACATAATGCGATTATCCATAAGAAAAAGCCTGAATTCCGGTTCTTTAGCACTCAACAACTTACAAACCTGACGGAATACCATTGAGCCAGTAGCCTTAACGTAGCGATCGACAAATTCGGCCTTGGGCGCGGCAATAGAAAGCTGATTCTCAAGTTGCTGCTTCTCTTCTGCCAGATCAGCGGCGAGACGCAAAGCCTCTGGCAAAGTTTGAGGGATCAAGTTCTGTTCCAGCTCTTGCCAGCGGTCAACCACTGCAGCGGTGAATTCAGGTGAGAGCCGGGCAACTAATACGAGTGAGTCGCGTTTATTAAACCGATACTCATAATATCGGTTGCCGTTATGCTCAAATTCGAACTGCGCCAACGGCGCGGTTAAAATACCACCAGCATATAAGCGTTCTGCAGAGCGTTTCACATCACCGTGCTTGCTGTTTACCAGTGCGGCGATCTCACGGCTACTCATAGTCACAACAGAGTGGGATAGTGTCATGCCGCCACCTCTTTCCGCTCAGCACACATTTCAGGAAGATTTGCCCGAACCAGCGCCTCAGCAAACGGCGGTGGCACCGCATTGCCGCAGCGGGCTACCTGCTTATCTTTGGCGTATTTAGTGCCGGTGTAATCGCGGTCGATGATGTACCAGCTCGGGAATCCCTGCGCGGCATATAGCTCATGGGGTTGCAGCATACGCATGCCGATATCAACGATCTGATAATCAATGCCCTCGACCGTTACCAGACCAAATCTATCGTTAGTGGTAACAGTGTGCAGCGGATCGTTCAGGCCAACGCCATCTTTCTCATTACCGTAATATTTCAGTAAAAAGGCACGAACCTCACCAAAATGATTCCCACCTGCCGTGATAGTTTGAAGCGGTTCTGTAACTTTTTGACCCGTATTTGTACCGCGCATCTTAATGAGACTGGAGGTCACAAGCGCATGGTGATCTGTAGTTGTGACCGTGTGCGCTGGTGCATCCATAGCAGCGCCAGCGCCGGTATAATTGCCACCGAAGTGCTTAGCCAGGAACGCGGTGCATAACTGACTTTTACCACCGCCGCCTGCCGTGATCGTGCCGTTTGGCTCATCGGTGGCATGACCGACGCTATTGCCAAATTGACGAGCAACGAAGGGGGATAATGTTGCTTCTACCATCCCCAGCGCATGACCGTTACCACCTGGACGAGCAGAACTACCGGCGGTGATAGTTGGTAAGGGTTCATCACATTCCTGCCCAGTAGCGCCAGTCCGAAATTTAGTAATATGAGGGGTAACAACTGCATAGCCATGAGTTTTGGTGATGGTCTGCAATGGCTGATCCAGAGATTGACCTCGGAAACAATCGTATGAGGTTTTGGTGCTGGTATGGTTGCACTTCACGATAAACGGCGTGGGGTTATCGATAACAAAACGCTGAATGCCGCGCGCGATACGCTTCAAAGTATTCTCGGCCAGCGGCTTCTTACGCTCAAAAATACTCGGGCAAGGAATTGACCAGTCAATGCACTCGGCAGCGGTGCGCCACGGTTCACGGTGTCCGCTTTGAACATCCAGTGACTTAGGATCGCCATGGGTTGGCTCCGGCCATACCACGGGTTTCCCGTCACAGCGCATCACCATAAAGAAACGTTTTCTAATAGTTGGCGCGCCGTAATCACTGGCCCGAAGTTCTCTATGTTCTACAACATAGCCCAAACCAGACTGCAGTCGTTTAGCATCTATACTGTTGATATCAAAACCTAATACTTCACAACACTCCAATAATGCTGGGTGATCGGCATCAATGCCAGTGGTCAGCATGCCAACGAATGCAGCGAATGTTTCACCAGCGTGGGCCGGATCAGGGTGTTCAGTACCATCTTCAGCAGTAATTAGCGGCCCCCACGTTTTAAACTCTTCGACATTTTCCAGCATCACTACTCGAGGCTTTTTCGCCAAAGCCCAACGCACAACAACCCACGCTAAACCACGGATTTCTTTTTTAACTGGCTTACTACCCTTCGCCTTACTGAAATGGCGGCAATCTGGGCTGAACCATGCCAGGCCAACAGGTCTGCCGGCAGTCGCGGCTACTGGGTCAATATCGAATACCGATTCACAATAATGCAGGGTGTCGGGGTGATTGGTGGTGTGCATGGCGATAGCATTCGGGTCATGATTAATTGCGATATCAACACTGCGACCGGTGGCCAGCTCGATCCCGGTAGAAGCACCCCCGCCACCGGCAAAATTATCTACGATGATTTCTTTCATGCTGTTGCTCCCATAGCGGCGGTGAGTGTTGTGGCGGCGGCAATAATGGCGTCAGACGGAATACCGTCTAATTTCATGCGATTGATATTGCCTAGGATTTTGTGCTGCAGATCGACTGGCAATTCAGCGGCACCCGATACCTTGCTGAAATACAGATTTACTTCGACTGGCCAGACGGTGTTACCTGTTTCCGGTACCGGAATAATTTCAGGAATATTTTGTGGCTGGCTTTGTGGTGCAGTCAGAATATTGGCAGGAATTAACTCCAAACTATTGATGCACTCATTGCCCCAACTATCCCAACCCTCGGCCTGTGTTCTGGCAAATAGCTCAATACGCGGAATATCACCCAGCAGAGAAACAAGCAGATCACGGAAAATATCTGGCTTGGCACTGTGCTCACCACGCGGCGCGGTCTGGTGCTGACAAATGGCCGCATTCAATCGTTCAGGTAAACGACCTTTAACAGCAAACAACATATCTTCACTATTAGCGCGGGTCATATGGCCCATGCCGATCGCGCTGTTTCCTTTTAATTTATTGGTCTTGTGCCAGGTGAAGCCCTTCATGGTCATCAGCCTGAAGCCCCAAGCCTCAACAACTTTTAATGCTTCAAGCGGTTGAGTGGGTACCCACCACATAGCAAGCAGGCAGCTTTCACCAGCCAGTTCCCATATAGGCAGACGACAAATATCAGTAAGATCCATGGTCTTATATTTAAAATCGACGCCCCGCTTTCCGCTATTGGCTTTGTCACGATAAGTCCACGGCGGATCTGCATAAATGATTTGATAGGTCATATCGCCCCCGCGCCATATTTGGCATAAGCCCTGACCAGAATTGGCCGCCACTGAATTTTCGCCGCTGTAATATTCGGCATTGAGCCAAGATGATTTTTATCCGCTTCTGCCTGAGCTGCTTTTTCTGCCGCATTCTTTGGCCGACTACGGCTACCGAGCAACCGCCTGAATGACTCTTCAAAATCAATATTTTCGGTAACGGAGGTGTCCAGTAACGGCCTGTCAGCGGCAACCCAAGCGTTAGCGCCCAACAGGAAGCCAGAGAATTTATCCGCCCTGAATATTTCCGGAGCCGTCAGTAACCGCGCCCACTTTGGATTGTTAAGAAGTTCTGCAACACGCCATTCGATAACCAGAAGCAACTCAGCCTCGGTATATTCATCCAGCAAACGGGCCTGAATATCTGCCAACGTTTCGCGGCTTGGGGTGGTTTTACCGTTCGTTAAACGATTTAAAAATTGAAGTACCCCTCTCGCCGTTGTGACCAACTCCACTTCCGGATCAATCGTCTGGGGGGCTATAGGGGGTATTGGTTTTAGATCTTTAACGATTCCTGAAAGATTCCGTATCCCGTTTTTGGGGGTGTTACCGTCCAAAATTGGGTGTGTTACCTCAGTTGAAACAATCCCATTTTCGGTAATGTTCCCGCTTTTGGGTGTGTTTACCTCGGCGGAAACTTGCTTTAAACGATCCCGTTTTCGGTAATGTTCCCGTTTTTGGGTGTGTTCAACATCGGCAATACTTTCATCAATACCAATCAGTTTATAAACAATGACTTGATTTGTGCGTCCACGGCGTTCACCTGTATCAATAATCAGGCCCAAGGCAATTAAATATTGGAGGCATGACTGAACGGTTTTTTTATCTAACTCAGAAACTTCAGCCAATGCCTTGATAGAGGGGAAAGCACAATGATCCGCCCCACACATATCAGCCAGCCAAGTCAGCACGGACTTAGCGGTTGCCCTGCCTGTTTTGACTTTCTTGGCCCAGCGCATAGCGTCAAGACTCATACATCCACCCGTTTAAATTCTTCTCTAAAACGTCCAGCTGGCTTGCTGCATTCGCCATGCTCATAACTATCACGGATAAAAATAACTTCATCCTTTGCCCGGTCATAACGCACCACATGGACACGAACACCACGTTTATCTGTGTAATAACGATCAAGGTTTTCAATTTTTGGCGCAGGCAGCGCCAAAAATTGAAATGTATCCACAACATAAGTAACCGCGCTGTGGGTGACAGGATGCCAACTGCCCGGTATTCTCAGCACATAACGAAACGGAGACATCCCAACTAAAGGCAAGCAGCGTAGTTGCGGGGTAGATCGTTTAGCAGTTACAATGTTCATGCGTTAATTACTCCACACAATGTTTAGTTAATGCACCCGATGGTCCGGTGCCGCACACCGGGCCATCACCCCACAACAGCTCTGAAACCACGATAATCTCCGCAATAATCGACTGTGCTCTATACCCTTTAGCTTTCAATCTCTTACTCTCGTTGCGATCTAAAACTCCGTCCGCTGTGAATTCATTATGAGCACGTCCAAAATCACCCAGTGCGGCCAGCAACTCATTAAATTTGATAAGTAATTCTTCATTACCGACTTCACGAACATCCGGTAATTTCACAAACACACCACCAGCACGTTTGCACATAGCTTCGGTAATGTCGGAACGGCCAGAGATTAATTCCATCTCTACCGCCATGCCCAGCGGCACTACCTGCCCCGCCAACTGCCGTACCCGGTTACGAAGCGCATTATCGGTACCGGACAGCGGACATAGCTGTTTTGCCATTGCTTCATACTTGCCCGGCGTCTGAGTGATCAGCTGGTGTATCGCGTCGCTAATATCCGGCTGAGTTGGAAAGTCTTTGTTATCCACAATGTTTCTCTCTCTTTGGTGGTTTAACTTAGGCCGCTGGTGCCGTAGTCTTCTGGTAGTCGGATGGGTCATACTTCAATTTCCCTTCCGTAATCTTTTCAGCTTTTAAAGCCTGCTTTTCTGGAATGATGTGACCCCATTGGCAAACAGCGCTATGCGAAACACCCAGAGCTATAGCGGTTTTCGATGTGCCCTTGAAGAATTCAAGAACGTCAGTTTTATGCATAGTTACCTCCATAAAAGTAAGCATACTTACATCGTATATTCACAGACTACTTACGTCAACTGAATGTAAGATTACTTACGTCTTTTATATATGGTGGATGCTATGAATACAGTTGGCGGAAGAATCAAATTCAGGCGGCGGCAGTTGAAGCTGACCCAAAAAGATATCGCTGAATATGTAGGCATTTCTGCGTCTGCCGTAACTCAATGGGAAAGTGATGCAACCGGCCTATCCAGCGATAGCCTGCTGAAACTCGCCTCATTGCTTGAATGTTCACCAGAGTGGCTTTTATCTGGAAAGGGAGAATTAGAACCTTCGATAAAGGCTATGGCCAGCAAATCAAAAGTTGTCCCCGTTATTTCATGGGTACAGGCCGGTGCCTGGACTGAAGCACTTGGTTCGACTGGTGCCAGATCTGAATGGGTTGAAACTACAGCAAAAATTTCTGATTTTGCATTTGCCTTAAGAGTTAAAGGCGATTCAATGACAGCATCAGGCTCACTAAGCATCCCTGAAGGGGCTATTGTGATAGTCGATCCAGAATATGGATTTATTGAAGATGTTAATGAAAAAATCGTTATAGCTCAGACAAATGGAAATCACGAAGCGACAATTAAGAAATTTGTAATTGATGGCCCTAATAAATATTTAATGCCGTTAAACCCTCAATTCAAACCCATTGAAGTAGATGACACCTGCAAATTGATTGGTGTAGTAAAGCAGATAATCATCGACCTGCCATAATCACTTATATCTTCTTAAAGAGGCCCGCCATGCGCGGGTTTTTTTATGCCACCGCCTTAAAAGTAAGTTAGCTTAACTTTTATTCTTGACTTTAAATGTAAGTTTACTAATACTGAATCTATCAACAGCGAACAGGCAGGACGCCCACGTAGTAGCTGCCGGTGGCATAGAAACACCGGATGATTCGCTTACAGGGTTAACAGTGTGGAGTAACAGGCATGAAAGGCTACAGATACCAAGGCGATACCACAGGAATAACAATCGGCAAAATGCGCGTCTTGATGTGCCTCGAGGGCGAAGAAAAAGCAGTGCGGGAAGCCGCAGTTAAGTTCGACAAAATCTTCTCACCCGCTGGTTACGAACAAAGTGATAAGCCCGGTGAATTGACCATCTTCTATGTGCCGTTCGTGAAGTATGAAGCTGAATTTATCAAAATGGCCAGTAAGGGGTAAATCAATGTCTCAGTTTCGAAATATCAATATCGAGTGGCTCCAGCGTATGCATGAAGCCGGTTATATCGCTCTGTGTGATGGTGATTTGCAGGAAGTTTTAGACGTTATCCTTGAGTAATACTGTGTTCCGTTGCTGTGTCTTTAGCGGCTGCGCCTGCCAACACCAGAATTAGGCCAGCCGCACTTTTTCACACAGAGAGAAGTGCTCCGGGCGGGTTATCCCTTTAAACCCGTACAGTATAAAGCCCCCGGGTCGGAGTGTTTCTCTGTGTGTGGAGTAACTAAACGCAGTGTGAACTGCATTACTGAGGGTCACCCCGATGAGTGAAGAAAGAAAAACCGTGGTACCGGAGTTTCTTGGAGAGTTGGATGCTGGTATTTTCGAAAACAAAATATCTGCTGCTTTAAATGCCGCCGCGCTAGGCGTCCTGAATAACGGCGGTAAAGGCAAAGTCACCATTGAATTTGATTTATCTCGCATGAGTAACTCAATGGAAGAAAAGCGCGTCATGATCGCCCATAAATTGAAATTCACCACCCCAACGCCACGCGGTAAATCTTCCGAAGAAGATACTACTGAAACGCCGATGTATGTTGGTAAAGGCGGCAAGCTGGCAATTATGCAGGAAGATCAGGGCCAGTTATTCACCATTAAAGGTGAGACTGACGGGAAATTAAAAACCGTTAATTAATTTATTCACCATCACCAAATTATATTTATTAAGGAATTTATATGTCTCAACAATTAGATTCATCGGCTATCACCCAAATTCGCGATATGGTTTTAACTTCAATTATTGAAAAACAATTATCTTCCACAGCTTGCGATACCATTGCATTACCTGCTGGTGTTGCCGTTAAAAGTCTTGAGCAATTTAATCTGGAGCGTTACCGCTTTCGTGGTGTGATGGAAACCAGCAGTATTGATGAGTATGTAAAATATTCATCTGGCTATGCGGGTGACGGTGTTCGCTGCTTTATTGATGCAGATGAAATGCGCGCAGAAACCATCTTCAATATTGGCACGCTGGAAAATCCCGGTCATGCCGATAACACCGCCAGCCTGTCTCTCAAGAAAACCGCTCCATTCCGTGAACTGCTTAATATTGATGGTCGCAAACAGACTCAGAAAGAACTTGCTGAATGGCTGGAAGATTACCGTGAGTTCCTGCTGGCCTTTGATGCTGATGGCGTGGTACTGGATATAAAGAAAGCTGTTGGTGCAGTTCGACGCATTACCATCGAACAAACCAGCTCTGCTGATCATGAAGACCAAGATTTCAGCGCGAAACGATCTGTAATGGAAAGTGTGGAAGCCAAAAGCAAAGATGTTATGCCAGCGGCATTTGAATTTAAATGTGTTCCCTATGAGGGATTAGGCGAACGCCGTTTTAAATTACGCTATAGCATTCTCACTGGTGGCAATGTTCCCGTTTTAGTATTGCGTATTGTTCAATTAGAAGCGGAAGAAGAAAAGATTGCCGTAGAGTTTCTTGAATTGCTTACTGCTAAATTTAAAGGCGTCGAAGTTGAAACCTTTATTGGTAAATTCAAAGCTTAATTAATTAAGCCTCAATTAAAGAGTATCACTTCAAATATCCCAGCAATGGGGTATTTGGCGGGGTATTACCTAAAAACCGTGTGGAGTATATTTATGTCCTATATTACGACTTATTCTGGGCTAGAGTTTAATTATCTAAAACCCGCCGTCAGCAGTATTTGCATTAAAGATATCGCTCAGGCGTTATCACACGAATGCCGCTTTGCCGGTCACCTGCCTAATTTCTACTCTGTGGCCCAACACTGCTGGTTAATAAGCCAGATTGTGCCAGAAGAATTTGCCCTTGAAGCCTTACTGCATGATGCAACCGAGGCATATTGCAAAGATACCAACTTTGCTTTGTACCACTCGAACAAACCACCGCATTTAGAGGCGCATGCACCACAGCATATGAGGAATCGCTGAATGGAACTGGGCCGTGTGGGGTATTCATGGCTGGGTACCGCTCCATGCTCTCCGCCGCGCCGAAGTTCGCCGCCAGCCTGAGGGGTAACAACTGATGAATAACATCGAAGAGCTTAGAGAGCACTGCAAAGAAATGATGGCTGTTTCTCGTATGCCATATGCGTATATCCCAGCATCATCAATTATCACTCTGATAGATAGAATTGAGAAAGCAGAAGCCGAGTTATCAGCGGCAAACGAGAAGCTGAGTAAGCCTGTAAAATTGCCAAAAACAAACGGTTATTGGGATGCTGAAGAACAGGCGTTTGAAAGAGGTATTCAATTAGCTCGTCAAGAAATTCGCATTGCCGGATTCCGTGTGGAAGGTGATGAATAATGACTATCTTCATGGAATTGCGTTGTGAAAGACGCGGTGAAGGTCGCAATGAGGATAACAATCGCTGTTGGTCAGATGACAATGACGGCCCTCATTCACACGGCCGGGATTCTAAAAAAGGGGCTTCTGATTGCTATGCTGAGATTGCAAAACAAGCAGCAGATTCGGGTTGGATAAAGCGCAAGGCAGGCTGGGTCTGCCCTAACTGTCTGAAACATGAAGCCGGTTTCACGGTAGAGGGGGAGTGAGCTATGGTTAAATTACATGATGGTGACGCTAGTTTTGCTAATACCTTTACGCTTCAAGCGAAAGGAATAGTCGCAAGATTTAAGCCACCAAAAGGTAAAAAGTTTGTCGTATTGCTGCTTGGCGTGACGGATAAAGAAGCCATCGAATTTAACGCTGAAAAAGCTCTAAATAAGCTGGGATTCTATCGTATAGAGGGGAATGCAGATGCCTAACAAATTAAAAGACCGGCTATCGTATCTCAAAGACGCAAGAGCATATAAACGCTGGCTAAAGAAAAACCATTTCATGGAGTACCTGAACGACGAAACCTACAGGGAAGTAGTTTCAATAACTTTGATTAAAGACGGGCCAGAACAGTACCCATGTTACGTAATCAGCATGTGCGTTAGCTGTAACTATCAAGAGTCGGAGCCTTTCTTCATCTACAGTGATGATTTAACTGATATGGCTGCGACGATACAACGAGCCACCGCTGCGGAGGGGAATGCTGATGCTGAGTAAAGATAAGCTGAAATATCCAACGGAGATAACTGACGAGCAGCTCCGGTACCTGATTACCGCTTTCGAAAATAAGATGACGGAGTTTCACCCTGTTGGTCGAGAGGCGGAGATAGCACGACAACTGCTATCACTGCGTGAGCAACTTGCAGATTTGAAAGCGTCGCTACCAGTGTCCGTCGTAGAACTCAATGACAACCTTACTGTTGCCGAAATCCGAGGTGATATTCCCCGGCGCAAAGCTGTTCGTGAGCTTTATGAGGGGGCGCTGGTTATCGGTCAGGAGTTATTCACAGCAGCCAAGCCAGCAGAAATACCACGGCATATTTTCTCAATGCTGGTAAATGAATTGCGCGATGTACCAGCGATAGGCTGTAAACGACAATTAATTATTGGTGTGTTAAACCGGCATGGCGTTATCGCTGAGTCAGTGCAGCTTGATCCACCAGCAAACAAATAATTTTAGTCACGGCCTGCGTGCGGCGGGCCTTTAAAACAGTGTGGAGGTTCGTATGATTAGTCTCGATTGCATCCCCATTAGTGCGTATTGCATTACCACCGGGGAGACGGTTGAAGCCATCAATAAGCGGGTTCAGCGTGGAGTCTGGCGTGAGGGCAAGCAGGTTTTAAAAGTTGATGGTGTTAAAGAACGTTGGATTGATCTTACGGAGGTTTCAAAGTGGGCGAGAGGGGATCGGCAAAGCTCCCAAGGGGCATAACTGTTCGTAGTCACAAGACTGGGCAGACAATCAATATCACTTTTACATATAAAGGGGTTAAGTGCCGTGAACCCCTTTCTAATATCGAAGTAACACCAAAAAATATCAAATATGCAGAAAGGCTGTTGGGTGAAATACATAACAGAATAGAACGAGGCACATTTAATTATGCCGACCAATTTCCCCGTTCTGTCCGATTAAACGTATTCGGTAATAACCAAAGCTCAAAGCACATTAAAAAATATTTAGACGAATACATTTCAATTTGTGAAAGCCGCAAATTATCACCTGCTACGATCGCCGGTTATAAGAAGTGCTTGAGCGCCCTATCCAGCCTACATGAAGTTAATGTCTCTGATCTTACGCCCGCAATTGTTAAAAATTGGATACAAGGGCAAAAGGTAGCGCTGAAAACTATCCGCAATAGATTATCATTTTTAGGCTCTGCAATAGATGAAGCGGTAACGGATGGCTTGCTGCCAGCTAACCCTGTTTCTCTTGTTTCAGCATCCCGCTACCAGGGCGAAGATGTCAGATCAGAAAGTGAATATGTGGTTGATCCGCTTTCACCTGATGAAGCGAAAGCCATTCTATCCACGGCGATGAATGCTCAATGGGAAAACCTTTTTAGATTTGCTTTGCATACTGGAATGAGAAGTTCAGAACTCTGCGCGATACGGTGGCAAGATCTCGATCTCGTCGGCAATACAGCCCATGTAATAACGGCCAGTGTTGAAGGGGTAATTAAGGGAACGAAGACTAAGGCGGGGCGAAGAAAAATAGAATTAGATTCTGATGCATTATTAGCTGTCAAAAATCAAAAACCATTTACATTTATGCTCAACAAGTATGTTTTCCATGATCCGAAAACGAATGAGGCTTGGACCGGTGCTGATGCGATCAGAAAAAAAGCATGGATACCAACTTTAAAAAGGGCTGGCGTCCGGTACCGGAATCCCTATCAGACCAGACATACATTTGCCACGATGCATATTAGCCAGGGCGCGAATTTATTCTGGTTAGCAGGACAAATGGGCCACAAGGGGCCGGAGATGCTTTTCAGGCATTATGGTTCGTTCCTGAAGGAATACAGTGGGATGACTGAGGAAGTACACCAAAGGAGCCGCACAGGATACGCGTCAGAAAAATAATAAAAATAGATATTATTAAACAACCAGTTATAAAATTACGGACGCGGGTTCAAATCCCCCCAGCTCCACCACTTTTTGTTTTACCGAAGTATAGTAAAGTCTACTAAGCCCGCATGGAACCAGCCTTGCGGGCTTTTTTACGTCTATAGTAGTCTACTGAGAATTGCTAGAAACCACTACTTATGGCACCCTCCTAATGTCCCTCAGCCATGAGGGAGTAAATACGAGGGGGCAAAAATGCCAAAGGTAGCAACAAAACTCACCGACACAGAGATCAAAAAAGCTAAACCCGTAGATAAGGAATTCACGCTATGGGATGGAGATGGTTTGTTCCTTCGCATCAAGCCCAGTGGCAAGAAAATCTGGCATCTCGCCTATGCCGTGCCTTATACGAAAAAGCGTTCCAAAATGAGCCTTGGATTCTATCCTCACTTAACACTCGCTCAAGCAAGAACACTTCGTGATGAATATCTATCATTGCTTGCTAATGGCATTGACCCTCAAGCCCACAACGAACAAAAAGCTAACGCGATAAAAGATGCTACTGAGAATACGCTACAAGCCGTTGCAAGAAAGTGGTTAGATGAGAAGGTAAAGACATCTGATATATCCAAAGACCATGCAGAAGACATCTGGCGCAGTCTTGAACGAAATATCTTCCCCGGATTAGGCAATGTTCCTATCAAAGAGATTCGGCCTAAGTTATTGAAGCAGCATCTTGACCCAATTGAGCAACGCGGTGTATTGGAAACCCTGCGCCGAATCATTTCCCGCCTGAATGAAATCTTTCGCTGGGCAGCGACAGAAGAACTTATTGAGTTTAATCCTGCTGATAACCTCGGTCAGCGTTTTAGTAAACCTAAAAAGCAAAACATGCCCGCCCTTCCCCCCAGCGAACTACCAAGATTTATGGCTGCACTGGCTAATGCTTCCATACGGCTGGAAACACGTATGCTGATTGAATGGCAATTGCTTACTTGGGTTCGCCCCGGAGAGGCTGTTCGTGCGCGTTGGGCTGACATCGATACAGAGAACAAGATCTGGAACATCCCCCCCGAATTTATGAAGATGAAACGTCCTCATAAGGTGCCGCTCAGCAAAGAAGCTCTTCGTATACTAGAAAATATGCAGCCTATCAGCAGCCATCGTGAGTGGGTATTTCCCAGCATAAAAACTCCACTGACCCATCAGCCAATGCAGCGTTATCCGTATGGGTTTAGGTGGTGA